GAAATATACGGATGGAAAAATCGTGATGAAGCTTATAAGCAATTGTTTGAGAACCTTGAAAATCATCCACATATAACGTATCATGGTGCAAAGAGTAATGAAGAAGTATTAGAATGTTTAGAAAAAGCTCACATCTTTTTGTTTCCGTCTATTTGGCCTGAGACATCATGTATCGCAATGATTGAAGCTATTCGATCTGGTGTTCTTGTAATTCATCCAAGTTATGCAGCTCTGCCAGAAACTTCATCAGGTGCTACGGTTATGTATGATTATACGGAAGTTGCAAACGATCACGCAAACATGGTATATGCAATTGTAAAGAATTTGCTTGATGCACAAAAATTAGATCCAAACTTATTTAATACAATGATGAACAATGAACGGTGCACTTTACCTAGAAACAGTATAAATAGTTTTACAAACTCCTGGAATAATTTACTAAGGCGATTATCAAATGTCTAAGATTATAATGTTTCCTAAAACAAATCTTAGTATAGCTCCACAATCACAAGAAGAGCTTGCTGAAAAGTTAAAGGAATACAGAGTAAGCTTTTCTGAAGATGTTGCAGAGCAGCTATGGAATATGGTGCTTATTGAAATGGTAAGATCTGGTTGTAGATTTGATACTAATCCTGAAGAATATTACCCATCAATTATTCTTGTGCTTGAGGCTATTAAATCTTTACACCTTCATGCACATGGTATTGAACATCCTCTACAGGAGATGGCAAAAGAATTAATAGAAGAGGATGAAGATTTAGACGAAGAATTAGTTGACATTCCGGAAAATGTAGAATAAAATGGTTTTACAACTAACGTAAATAAAAGAGAAATATAATGGCTATTTTGATTGACTTTAATCAAGTGATGCTTGCATCACTGTTTGCAGGAATTGGAAATCATACGAATATTGATGTAGATGAAAACTTACTACGTCATATGTTTCTAAATTCAATTCGTGCAAACCGTAAAAAATTTAAAGAAGAATTTGGAGAGATTGTTATTTGCGCAGATGGCAAGAATACTTGGCGTCGTGAAGCATATCCTTATTATAAACGTAATCGTAAAAAATCTCGTGATGAGTCCGAATTAGATTGGAATCATCTGTTTAACATCATTAGTAAAATTCGTACTGAACTTGATGAAGTATTTCCATATAAAGTAATACATATTGACCACTGTGAAGCAGACGATATTATTGGTACTGTAATACACAAATATGGCACAGAACTAAATATAGGATCTGAACAATTTCTAATATTATCTGGTGACAAAGATTTTATTCAGTTGCATCGTTATGCAAATGTTAAGCAATTTGATCCAGTTCGTAAAAAATGGATCAAAAATTCCGATCCTGATAAATATTTACACGAACATATTTTAAAAGGAGACGCTGGTGATGGCGTTCCAAATATTCTTTCAGATGATAACTGTCTTGCCATTGGTGAAAGACAAAAACCAATGACGCAAAAACGTATATTAGCATTTACTGAAGATCCGCTGTCCATGGACTCGCAAACTCAAATTCGTTATGACAGAAATAAGCTTATGATTGATCTTGAACTTGTTCCTCAGAAATATAAAGATCAGATTATTGAAGAATATGATACTGAGAAAGATATTGGGCGCGCTCATTTATTTAACTTTTTTGTTGAAAAAAGGTTAAAGAATTTACTTACTGATATACAGGATTTTTAAAATGAAATTATCTTTATCTGAAATAATTAATAAAGCTTGTGAATTAAAAACAAAACAAGAGAAAATTGAGTGGTTAAGAAAACATGATACTACTCCTCTTAGAATTGTTTTAAAATATACTTATGATAAAAATGTTGAGTTTTTAATTCCAAATACACCACCACCTTGGAAAAAGAATTCTTATATTGGTGTTGAAGGAATGTTATTTAAAGAAGCTCGACGCCTTAGAATATTTGTTAAAGGCGGTGGATATGACACATTAAATCAAATGAAAAGAGAAACGCTGTTTATACGTTTACTTGAAGACATTGATAATAATGATGCAGATTTACTTTGCAAAATGATTCAACAAAAACCATTAAAAGGTTTATCTCTCAAACAAGTTGAAGCTGCATTTCCAGATCTCATAGAAAAGGTAGAAGAAAAAGAAGATGGCCAAATCGTTTAAGAAATTTCGTGAATCTCATGAAGATGAATGGGGCAATCATAATGAAGAACGTCGTCGTAAAGACAAAAGAAAGAAAAGCATTCGCCAGCAAAGGCGAAATAAAGCTAAAGAAAAATTTATGACTTTTAGTGAAATGACTAAGAAAAACAATTGACATTTGTTCCCGAATCAGTTAATATATAATTATACAAACTGAAAAGGAAATCGTTATGAAAAAGTTGAACCAAACCGTTCTCAAAACAATACGCAACGCGGATAGTGCTACTCTTGACGCAATCATTGCTGAAATTAGAATGCGTCAGCGTACTATGCAACAAGAAATTGCTGTTTCTTTTAGAAAAGGTGATAAGGTTCGCTTTGATGCTAAAAATCGTGGAATTATCGAAGGCATCATAGAAAAAATTAATCAGAAAACAATTAAGATAAAACAAACCAACGGAGCTAATGTTATTAGCACTACTTGGTCTGTTTCTCCTTCTCTTTTGAAAAAAGTGGCTTAATATGAAAATCAGTGATAAACTTATTCTTGTTGATTGCGACGGAGTGTTGTTAGAATGGCAATACTCCTTCTACAAATGGATGGCTGCTCGTGGTTATCATCCGGTAACATATACTGAATATGATATGGGTAAAACGTTTAATATGCCTCGTGATGAAGCAAAGAAAATGTGCGAATACTTTAACTGTTCTGCTGCTATTGGCTGGTTAACTCCATTCCGAGATGCGGTGAAATATGTTCGTAAACTTCATGAAGATCATGGATTTGTGTTTCACTGCATCACTTCTCTTTCAACTGATGTTTATGCTGGTAAACTTCGTAAGAAAAACCTTGAGGCTTTGTTTGGTAAAAAAGTTTTTGAAGAAGTTGTCTGTCTTGAATGCGGTGGCGATAAAGACGAAGCATTAAAACCATATGCAGACACTGATTGCTTATGGGTAGAAGATAAGCCTGAAAATGCTGTTGTTGGTGCTAATCTTGGCCTTAATTCGGTTCTTATTGAACACGATCATAATAAAGATTTTTCACATCCTTTTGTAACAAATGTGAAAAATTGGAGAGAAATTTATGAGATGATTGTATAAATAGATCTAATATTACAGGTCAAATATATTTATGATTGGCGGCCTGTGTGGTCGCCTAATTTTTTTTAAAGGAGACTTATTTGCCTAATTATAGTTTTGAAGATACCAAAACAAATGAACAATTTGACAAAACAATGAGTATGTCCGAACGTGAGACATACCTATTAAATAACCCTCATATAAAACAAACGTTTAAAAAATTTCCGGGAGTAGTTGACTCGGTGCGCATCGGTGTTCGTAGACCCGATGATAATTTTCGTGATGTGTTGAAAAAAGCAAAAGTTCATAAACATAACACAATAAACGACTTCTAACTCCGTTAGGAGTCATAGGAGGTTTCATGGCACAAAAACAGCGTAGATTATCCCGTAAAGAAAGACTCAGACAACAAAGAGAAATTAATCATATGGTTAGCATTTTAAACCAAAAGTTTTCAATGCGAAAGATATTACCTTTAACGCCAGCTCAATCTGATATGTTTGAATCTTATTACGAAGGATATAATCTCGCGGCCATCGGAACAGCAGGTACAGGTAAAACAATGTGTGCTACGTATCTAGCACTTAATGATGTACTACAGAAAGGAGAGTATGAAAAGGTCGTCATAATTAGATCTGCAGTTCAGACGCGAGAGCAGGGCTTTATGCCCGGGTCAAAGACACAAAAAGAAGCGGTATTTGAGCAACCATATATCGACATTGTTAACGATTTATTTAGCAGAGGAGACGCTTATCAAGTTCTTAAATCAAAAGGAATGCTCACATTTATGAGTTCTTCTTTCGTCCGTGGATTAACATTTGATAATTCAATAATTATTGTTGACGAATGCCAATCTATGACGTACCATGAACTTGATAGTATTATCACACGAGTAGGAGAATCGTCAAAGATTATCTTCTGTGGTGATACAAAGCAAGACGATCTACAACAATCACGAAATAAGGCAGACATTTCTGGTCTATGTGATTTTATTAAAGTATTAAGAGCAATCCCATCCTTTGATGTAATTAACTTTACCGTGGATGATATCGTACGCTCAGGTTTAGTAAAAGAATATATAATGGCAAAGGAACAATTATTAGAGGTGGCCTAATGCCAGAAGCAGCAAGAGTTGGAGATTCTGTTGACACAGGACATGGATGCGCAGCAACTACAACTCTTGCTGCGGCGGATCATAATGTAAATATTGAAGGCGCTAATGCACTTGTAGTTGGTGATGAAACAGTCTCTCACGCCTTTCCACCAGACCCTCCTTGTGCTCCTCATACTGCA